CACCAAGCTGAGTAGATGTGGCTAAGCGGTTGAGGTCCTGGACATAAATGTCGAGACCGTTAAGCGTGCGTATTTTACGGTTATTGTATTTGGCAGTCTTGTCTATACCCCAAATCTTCTTAGCGTCTTTCTCTTCCTCTCTAGTGATAGAGCGGTCTGGGGCTTTAATATCGAGGTTGACTTCTTCATTGCTGTCTTCCTCAATCATTTTCTTGAGCTTAGCCCAGCTAATCATAGTGGAGTAACCACGGAAGCGCTCTACGCCAAGAGAAGAGTATTTAGTGTCGAACCAAATGTTCTTCGGGTTAATACGCATTACGCAGTTTTTATCTTTAAGCGGGTCGTATTTGATTAACACAGCGGCAACGCCAGCCCAAGTAAGGTCGCGCGAGAAAGTAGCGGAGAGAATTCCGAGTCTATTTTGTATATAGTCCTGTTTACACTTAGCGCTCAGAAGGTCCTCAGTGTCGGCCTGGATAATCATATACGGGTCGTTCACAGTATATTCATATGCGTCCACTCCGCACGCCATTTGGTTGGCCCTATTATCGAGCGCTTTTTTAAGCGCAAAAGATGAGCCCTCTGGCACATGCAAGCATTGCTCTTGATATTTAGCTTGATTTTCTTTATCGACTTTAGCCAAGTTGCTCTTCAATTCTTCCTGATAAAGGTTGCGACACGGTTTGCCAAGCTTAGCTAAACTCGCACGCCAGAGCCAGTATTGGTACGCAGTGCGCGCGACTTCTGACTCTAATATCCATTGAATGACATAGTTATACGGGTTATTAAAATTTAATCCATCGGGTGATTCCATAACTATATTCTATAACATTCCACATCATTGAATAAAAAAAGAGCCCTATCTAGGAACGGGCTCTTAGAACTTTTGGAGAAGTCCAAAGTTTATTATACGCTATTTTTTAGCTGGCGACAATAAATCTTTTAAGAACTTCTCTGCGTCAGCGACACGTGGATGACCTGCGGCCCCACGCATACGAAGCTGGGTGTCTTGCATAATAATGTCGCGAGCTTGTTGGGCATCCTTAATTGTCTCGCCGACTGGCACATAATCTACCGTTGGAGCGGCGCTTGCTTCTGGCATAGAAGCAGGTTGTCTAGCTTGTACGGTTTGTGCCTTAAGGTCAAGATAGCGGCGAACCATTTGGTCATTGATTGAACCATCTTGGTTGAGTGGGGAGATATTAAACTCTTTCATCTCCTTTAAGAGCTCGCCACTAGCAATCTCCTTAGAGATAGCAGAATATTTTTCTTCGTTAGCCAGCGCTCCGAAATATTGCTTAGCCAAAAATTCCTCAGCAGTAATCGAGCCTTCTGGGGCCTGATATACTGGTGGCTTAGCCTCTGGGAATGGGCTCACTTGGCGTGGCTCGAGGTCAACCGTCTTTGACTGTTCTGGAGCTTTTGGCTCTGGATTAGACAAACGTGATTTTACCTTGTCGAACCCACCATTGGCGTCGTAGAACTTGCGCATCTCTGCAAGCTGGTCGCTTGTAAAGCCATGCATGTCTGGAGCGGCTGGCGCCTCTGGGGCTTGAGCTGGCTCGTTAGCGTTAGTATTAGGTGTTGCTTCAGTCTGTGGGGCTGGTGCCGCACCGGCTGCTTCTGGATTATTTTCCATGAAGTCTCCTTATTAATTAACATTATTATTGTATATCACGGTTCTCATTCCGTCTATCCATGGCAATAAGAACATTAACTATAATCTCAAGGTCGGCCGCTCCCGCGTAAACACGGTTCGGGTCGCCAGATTCAATGGCGTTCTTCCAAGTTTTCCTTACCGCCCTTGCCTCATTGGCAAGATACTCGATAATTTCATCGTCAGTATGTTTGAGTATGTCTTCTATTAGCTCAATTTTTGCCATCTTCTTCCTCCGTTTCTATATACCATTCACCATTAATTTGCACCCACGGCATTATCTTTCTCCTTATTTAATTCCCTTTCACAATAAACGCACCTGACTTCCCAGTTGGTTGTGTCGAATAGCGCATCGTAATCGCTTAACTCTGTAACTGGCTTGATGTGCGCCACCATCATTTCTGCGCTTGGGTACATTCGACCGCAAATAGCGCAGGGCTTGTTCCGCTTAAAAAGCTTCTTTCTGTACTTAAAATTAAATGCCGTTCTTCTATCTAAACTGTCATAGAATACGCTCACTTTTCCTCCTTTCTGCCATTATTATAGCAGAAAAAGAGCGGCTCACTGCCGCTCCATTTTGGCCACGAAGAAATCAATTTGGTACTGCATTGCCTTTCTGAAGTCGACATCTGGGATGTTCACGTATAGCCAAGAACACGCTCGGCAGACATCGTACTTATCAATCTCCTCCCTCTTAGCGGAATACTTCTCCCAAGCAGCCCGTAACAGATGGGCTGGCGGGATTGGCACGCCTCTCATCTTGGCGTGAAGCTCTCTGTGGTACACAATCGGTACGTAGCGCACGAACGCCTGACAAATCAAATGTGCGTAGCCAACATTCCACCCCTGTCTCTTCGGCCAGCAACAATGATGCCTGTCCATCTCAGTTACCGCTGGAATTCGCGCGCAGTCTTTCATAGAATCACCTCCCCACTCTAGCGAGTTCTACTTCTGCTTCTCCATACTCTTCGCAGATGGAGATAATCTCCACCGCTACGGTGATGTCCGGCACATCGCCATGCACATAGATTGCGCCTGGCATCTCAGTCACATTGATTTTGCGAGATTTCACGCGGTCATAGATTTCTTGGCCCTTGTCGCAGTCTTTCATCGTAACCCAAAGGTACAAGCCACCCTTCTCCATGATTTCACCCCCCTTCAGGTTGCTTTACCCTAATTATACACCATCGTAATCATCGAGAATTTTTTGGAGCATCTTCGCCGCTTCCTTGTTATCTATCAGAGGGAAATCCTCTGGGTCAAAACGGCTATCACATTTCTTTACTTCGCACCCAAGCGCCTGAGCTTCCAGCGCACACCTAGCAATCGCATAGCAGGTTTTATATGGTGCCATGAATTTTAGCAGCTCTTCTCTTGGAATATTGTCTGGCGGAAAATCCACGCCCTCGGGAATATGTTTCTCTAGGTCAGGCCGTCTGAAGAACCAACGGTTCCCAGCATAGCAAGCTTCCTTTGTCTTCTTGGTTTTAAACTGCTTAACATACTTGGTGTCTATAGATAGTGGCAAAAAGAATACTGGCAGGCCACGCGACTTTACATAATCATACGTCGCCCATTGGTTGACTATAAATACTTGGTTTTTGTATCTCTTGCCGAGCCACTGACCATATGTCTGCTCAAAGTCGACATTATGGTGGAGAAAGACAATCGCGTCGTCGAATGACCCAGTCCCTCTGAGCCCAAGCGTGTCCCACGGCCTATTGGTTTTTACGTTGGGGATAATATTCTTAACTATTTCTTTCGAGTAATAATATGCGCCATTGTAAATGCCACGCCCACCTAGGGCATCCCTGAGGGCTTTGTAATTAGGGCTATCTGTGTCCTTTATCTTCATACCCATATCATAACAAAAAATAGCCCCGAAGGGCTATTCTTGTGCTGATTAGCAAGCGTCGAACTGAGCGAACTCAATGATGAGACCGTACTGTGGGAAGGTGATACCGGTACCAACATAGACAGTATCAATCATACCGACATAGAGCTTGTCGCAGTCGTATGGCTTGATATTGAGATGGTAGCCGTCCTTCTCAAAGCTGTAGCCAACGCGTGGGTCGAGGATAGCAACATACTGAGAGGTTGCATCTTCGCTCCAGAGTGGGTACTGGGTTTCAAGGGTAGCTGCACCAGAACCGCCAGAACCAACGGTCATCCATGGGCTGCGCACCAAGACGACTACGTCATCGCGGATGCCGAGGATTTCTTTGACGCGTGGAGCCAATTCAAAGCCAGGAAGTTCCCAAGCTTCGAAGGTGTTGACACGCTGGGTAGCAAAGTTGAGGTTGTAAGGAGTCTCAACACTCTTAACGAGCTCGGTTGCGAATTCCTTAGTGATGAAGACCGTGAGGTTGAGGTCACGGAAGCTATCATGCATGTACTGGACAGCTTCAGGGACGACACAGCGAGCATCTTCGGCGACAGTGCCAGCATCTTCCCAGTAATGGGTTGGATGGGTCTGAGCCAAGAAGGCATCAACAGTGGTGGCAGGGGCAGCGATAAGACCGCCGATTACCTTGTTCCACAAATCCAAGTCGCGGCCAAATTCATAAGCACGCTTGGAAAGGGCATACTGTTCGGTGAACAAAGCGGTGTTCCAGAAGTCTTTGTTCTTGTCGCACATACGGACACCGTAGGCGTACTCGCAGTCGAAGCGGAAGCGAAGTTCATCGAACTCTGGGAGAGTGTTGATGCATGGTACTTCGCAGTCGAGAACAATATGAACATGACATTCATCGTCGCCGTTAGCGGCATATTCCATATCTTTCTTCTGATAGAGAGAGAATGGATTTTGGTTCTTCTTAACAGGGACAATAAGTTCCTGACCATATTTGAGGTTAGCCAAGAGAGTAGAATCGTCGATTAAGCGGGAACCAGTGAAGAACGGGCGAGAAGAGTTGAGCTCTTGCTGCATTACAGGCTCTTCAACAATCTTGCGAGCAAAGATGTCGCGATAGAATGGGAACTGGATATCGTAATCGAATACGGTTTCCGTCGATGGCTCAGTTGGGGTGGTTACAACCGTCTGGGTGTAACCAGTGTTAATAGTTGCCATTGAAAATTATTCCTTAAAATTATTAATGTGTTCTTTACCTGCTACGTCTACGGCGACTGCTAATCGTCTTAGCCTATAGTTGCCATCTAAATCGGCTGTCCTGCGGCAGTGGCTCTTGAGATTAGCGGTCCCACGGGCTTACCACACTCCAGTCTATCAAGGGGCTAGGTTATACCTAATATATAACATGGGTATATGGCTAAAACTAAAAATTAAATTAAAGCCCAGCCAACAGAAGTATTGCCTTCAAGCTCACGCTGATTCAAGCTACCAGCATAAATCCACGCCGCCGCCACTCTATCATCATGGTGCCCTTTCTTCGCCGCCATTCTCACGGTCTTTGTCCCATCTGGACGTGTTTTGATTTTCTTCACCATATTGCGAAGCTCGTCTAAAGTGTTCTCGTCGTGGATGATAATAGTGTTGCGGTCGAGCAGAGTGCTCAGTGCATCAATCATTCTCTCCTTAGTGGAGATAGAGGTACGGAGCCCAGGGGTCTTATCGGCTCGGCATTTCTTATCTTGGTAATACCAGTGGTAATATCGTTTAGCGTTTACCGCCACGATAAAACCATTCGCCACATTTATCTCTGGGCACAACTCAGCATTGTTATAAATCGTGCCGATAGATACTGCCCAGTCGGCATAGTCTTCATCAGCTAACCCTCTCTCTGCAAATGTCGCCACCTGCTCGTGGTTCGACAGGTCAAACACGTGCATCACGAAATTGTCCGTGTCCTCGGAATGAGCGGTAATTGGGTCTATCACCACCCTATACCTATGCCCATAATATGGACGCTTATATATAATAAACGGCGATACGTCTGTGCGCTGAGCTTCTACCTTGCCAGTAGCGTTATCTGTTACCATGCGGTAATGCTCGCCAGCGATAATATTCTCATTCTGTTTGTCGAGCATTTCTTTCGGGAACACCATACGGTCAGCAGTCAGCGCCATAATATCCTCAATTGAAGTTGGGAACTCGAACTTCATCTTAGATGTACGGAGCGCACGCCTGTGGTACCAGCCAATTTTATCTAGCCACTCAGATTCAGGGATGCCATATTTCTGCATCGCCGGGATAATCACATCTTTGTCGTAGTCAGTATAATTATCAGTAGTCAGACCAACGCCGTCTCCTGGTCTCCCATAAACCAAAAACCACGGAATAAATACCAGCTCCATCTCGTCTGGGTTGTCGAGAGCAGTCTGGATTTTGTTCAAGAAATAGTTGGTCAACCTATCAGAGAAGGTTCCGATATACGCAGTGAACGACCAACCGTAACTGGAGATAGCACCAGAGATA